TGCCACTAAAAATAACAACCCCCATATTCATAATACCCCTATCATATATTATATTATAATACCATTACCATTCTATATATATATATATAATTAAATCGGAGTAGTAAGGTAGGTAGACTTTAATTTTATACTACACTACCAGAAGACTAGAATAATATAGGGTTGTTATTTTTAGTGGCACAACAGCATTAACAGATTTGGTTAGTGATTACAACGCTTTAGGGTGCACGAGACTTTGGAAACCTTCTCACACTAAAACACACACCTGGAATCAACACGTTACTAAATTAGCCTTGTATGTAAATTAAAAAACCTTATGGAACAAGCACATAAAGATGGACGTCGTTAGCGAAAAAATATAAAGATTAGCGAAAAACCTACAGGAATTTATGTTATTTGTAGTGTAGTATAGAGCATAACCTTAAGTTTCTAGCATAGTACATAGGTTGAGTGCAAAAAGACGGTAATAAATCTTAACACGTCCTAGCACAAACAAAAAAGACGCGGCTCACGCCGCGTCCTCCCTGGATACCACTAATTAAGTTTTAGTGTTTGTGATAGGATGTATGTTTTACGTCATGCGACCGCGTCCACCCAATTAAGTTTTAGTGTTTGTGATAGGATGTATGTTTTACGTCATGCGACCAGCAAGCACGGCATGGCCCGCATTTGCCTTCTTGCTGGGGCGCCGGACACACGTGACTCTCGGTCGGCGGTAAAACCTTATCGTGCACCCCGCTGGTATGCAACCAGTGCGTAGTAGCCGGACCGTCGACCATGGTGGCCGAGATGCGTACAACCAGATTCCTGGGGGTGACCCCGCCCTGCGAGATATACGCCTTGACGATTGTATGTTCTCTGGTTGGCAACCAGTGGTTAATATCTGGCGTGAGCGCGCATACTGCACATATCTTGGTGAGGTGTTCGACGCTCTGGAGGTCTCCCGAATCATGCCAGCGATGCCAGCCCTTGGAAAATTTGCCGTTGCGCCCGGTACCGCGTTTATGGGCTTTAGTTAGTAGAGTCACCATCGCCATGGTCCAACTTGGGTTGGCGATACTCGCCAGACGCTTGGTATGTGATTTTTTGAGATCCGGGTATAGATAATTACCCTTGAGTGCGTAGCACCCATGACATACACTTCCTTTGATCTTGGCGAGTATACCCCCGATCTTGCAGGCGCGTGCGGATATCCCGTAAGAGGTTCCCGGCATCTTCGAGGGATAACCTAACGTGCCAGCAATGGACGTGGCTTCTTTGATAGTCATGAGTTGTTTCACGGTTAGTTATCCTTTGGTTTGGTCAGTGGTTTGGTCAGTGGTTTGGTCAGTGGTTTGGTCAGTGGTTTGGTCAGTGGTTTGGTCAGTGGTTTGGTCAGTGGTTTGGTCGGTAAATAAAAGGCTGCGACCTCTTGCGTAGGTCGCGACCTCGTTAGTTAGGTTTACCTTTTGGTTCGTACGGCGCACGTCGCGTATCACGCTACGTTGCTTCTATACTCACAGGCTATAGGCGGCAAAGAGCCGCGCAATGCGCCGACGTGATGCTGACGTGACGCCCTCAGGGATATGCAGCGAACGGCTTTCGATAATGCTTGTTTCGTACCACTCGCGCGTGTTTTCGTTCCAGTTTGGCCATGTCAGCCACTGCGGGGCTCGCACGGGATACTCGTTGGCTTCACAAAATCCGCTCCACTCCGGTTTTAGGTATTCGAGGCCGTCGCGCATAGCGTCGCTAAGCGACACGTTCTCAATCACAAAGCCATGATCATTCGTGTCGCCCGCTTCGGCGGCTGCGTCATCCCAGCGTTCGAAGGTAACCGAGAATCCCTTGACCATTGTTCGTCTCTCCTTGTTGGTAGTCGTCTGGTTAGTTAATCAACCAACATCATAGTACATAACTTGATAGGTGTTGTCAACGACCGGGGGCGGCCCTACACCCCCGGTATCCTATATACCACAATAAGAATTACTTGTGCTGACTGAGACCGGTAGAAGGGGTTCGCGGCAAGATGCCTGCGGCATCTTGCCCATACCTCTAGCATTTTTCGTATTTTCCGACTAAAATTAAACTATATACTATAAAAAATTTTAGGAATCTATCATGCTACAAAGAAGTTTAGGGATTCATAAATTGTAGATAAAAAATTTTAGGAATTCATAAACTGATGCAAACAAAATTCCTAAAATTTTAGATAAAAATTTTGTGAATTTTAGTTAATTAAAGTGATGGTGACGTGTGTGAAAAAAGCTGTTAGGATCAAGGACATGAGCAACCTCCCCGTACAGTACATGGATCTTACAAACGATCCGGCAAATTTAGGATGGCCTCCGTCACTCCCCCTGGAACTCGCGCTACGTCAGCAGTCCGTCCGGGGGATATGCCAGGCCTACGGGATTGCGAAACCCGAGTACGATCGGCTCAAGGCCGATCCGAACTTCAGGGTGGCGGTGACGAAAGCAGCGGAGCTGCTCAAAGAGGAAGGCGCCACGTTCAGGCTCAAGGCAAGGGCCCAGAGTGAAGAGTTGCTCAAGACGAGCTGGGCCTTGATCCACAAACCACTTAGCGACGTGCCAGCTTCGGTCAAAGCAGATCTTATCAAGTTCACCATCAAAGCAGCCGGGTTGGATTCCAGTGTCGAGCAAAAAGCCAAGGCTACTGCTACAGCTACGGCTGCTTCATTGACTTCGCTTGTGATTAACTTGCATCTTGGGGATTAATTCCTATGAATCCCGGCTTCGCCGGAAGCGCGCCCAGCGAGAGTAGCTTTTGATGAACCCAGGCATCCTGGATAGCGCAGGCCAGGTCGCCACCAGCGCGATCGAAGCCATGAAGGCTGCGCCGGTGCTCATAGCCCTGGTGCTGCTTCAGGGGTTAACGCTCGGTGTCGTAGGGTATAACGTGAACGCGCGCCAGCGTGACATAGCGGAGGAGCGCAAGCTCTTTGCCGAGGAGCGTAAGATGTTCATCGAGCTATGTGTCCGGCATCCTACGGATGCTGGACTAACGAACTTTCGTCTGGAACCAGTGCCATTGCCGCCAGAACGGCCGATGTCGAAGGAGTGAGGTAAGTGGTCGAGCCCGACAAGCCTGATCCACCAAGCGCAAGAGACACCGCAGTCGGCAGTCCCGTCCAGTACAAGGTGGTCGACCACCCGTGGAACCCCGGCGATCCCACCATTGCCGAGGCGATGCTGGGCGTCGTGGGCCAGGATGGCTGGCAGCTGGTGTCCGTCTACCCGGACCCGATGCGCGAGAGAACCCGCTGGATTTTTTCGAACGTCACCGCCAGTGGCAGCGGCGGTGGCGGCATCCCCGAAGCGCCAGTAGACGGAACCCTTTACGGACGCCAGGACGCCGCCTGGTCCCTGGTCCCCCCACCTGGCTCACAAGGTCCGGTAGGCCCCGCAGGAGCGGATGGCCCTGCGGGACCACAAGGACCGGCTGGACCCGTGGGACCGCAAGGCACGCCCGGCGTGGCGGGTCCAACAGGACCTGCCGGCGCGCAGGGTCCAACAGGACCTGCCGGCGCACAAGGCGTTCAGGGACCTGCCGGCGCACAGGGCATTCAAGGTATCCCGGGTCCGACCGCGGTCTCCGCCAATGCCGGCAATGCTGCCGCATTGGGCACCGACTCCTTAATATTCGTGCCGGCTCCGCCCGCCGTGCCAGCGGGCTCGAGCACCACCCCATCTATGGATGGTGCCGCCGCACCTGGCGTAGCTGCGTCATGGTCGCGTGGCGACCACGTGCATCCTACCGACTTGAGCCGCATGCCCATCAAAGGCACCACGGTAGCCGACCAGGCGGTTCAAGGTAACGTCGGCGAGGTGCTGAGCACCTCGATCACGACCGCGGTGAATCTGACTGCGAGCACGCCAGCCAACATTGGTAGCCTCACCCTCACCCCTGGGGACTGGGTGGTCGCTGGGAACGTCAACTTCGTTGCCCCTGGAACAGCCGGGACCCGCTATGCAGTGGCGATCGGCAACACCAGCGCCACTTTGCCTACGCCGGCTCAGCTCGCCGCTGGCGCTGGGACCTTGACAGACATGTCCTTGACCTTCGGCAAGGCTCAGCAGAACTTCAACACCAGCCTTGTCCGCTTCAACGTGAGCGTGAGCACGACCGTTTACCTGGTAGCGCTCGGGCCGGCGACGACGGCTACGGGCTATATTTCCGCTAGGCGCGCAAGATAATATTCCTACGATGAGCCTAGCTTTTCTCATGTTCTCTATTGTAGCTTCCGTAGCAGGTGCGCGCTTCCTTCTGTTCCTTGCTTGCTCGCTGGCAGTAGCCCACCGTACATTGCCTGGTTCATAGTGACCGTCGTTGTCGATGCGGTCGATAGAGAACCCTGGCGGACAGCGGCCGACCGCTGCGCATTATAGCATGGAGGGTCAGATAATGCCTAGTGTGAGCAGGAAGCAGGTCAAGGCCATGTTTGCCGCCAAGGCGGGCAAGAGCACCCTCGGCATTCCCCCGAAAGTGGGTAAGGACTTCGTTGCGGCCGACAAGGGGAGAGACTTGAGTAAGCTCCCCCTGCGTAAGGGAGCACCCAGGACAAAGAGATAGGAGAACACCATGGCGCCCAAAACCAAGGTTCTAACCGCTACGACCCCGGAGGATAATGGCTACGATCCTCGGTGCGGCAGCTACGACCCCTGTTATTCGGGCGATCTGGACGAGTTCGACAAGGAGTTCGAGGAACGCGACGCCAAGGTGGACGCCACCCGGGCCGGGTTTGCTCATCAGGACAAGCCCAACAAGCCTGCAGCTTGGGACGATTAGCGGCGTCGAGGACGCCGGCTCGAGGCTTGCTCCCAACGAGTAGCCCATCGGCAGTTGCCGGGCTCGTAGTTACCGTCAGGATCGGGGTAGCGATCCAGGGTCATCCCTGGTGGACTTAACACGGAAAAGCAGCACGTGACCAGTATTATAGACTACAAACCATCACCCACGATCAAGGCGTTTATTCGCGACTACCGTCAGTCTGCTCTATTTTATTGTTGGTTAACTGGGCCAGTCGGGGCCGGTAAGACTACTGCTCTGTTTTTCAAGCTTATTTACATGGCTATGAAGCAAGCGCCTAGCCCGGATGGGATTAGACGAACGAAGGCAGTAATAGTTAGAAATACACTTCCACAACTTAAAGATACGACATTGGCAAGCTGGGATTATTTTTTCAAGGACGGGATCGCTGGAGATTGGAATGCTACTGACAAGATATTTACCCTACGATTTGGTGATGTTGAATGCGAGGTTTTATTTCGTCCATTGGATTCTCCGGATGACGTTCGTCGGGTTCTTAGCTTGGAAATCTCATTTGCTGTACTCGATGAATTCGTCGAGATCCCGAAGGCGATCGTGGATGCGTTGAGCGCCCGACTCGGGCGTTATAGACATCCGGACGGCACACCGGTGACGATTTGGGGCATGTGGGGTGCAAGTAATCCGGGTCTCGAGGATGCCTGGTGGTTTGACTATTTGCACGGTCCTGCGGTGCGGCGTTATAAACGCACACCCTCTGGTGTGGCCGAGGTTATGGAAAAGACGGATGGTTGGGGGGCTATTATTCCAGATCAATCTTCTGCAGAGCCTATCGCCTCTTATTATCAGCAACCTTCAGGGTTTAGCGTGGAGGCGGAGAATCTGGAGAATCTCCCTGATGGGTATTACCGTGATGCCGCCAAGGGTAAAAGCGATGTTTGGGTAAGGCAGTATATTACTGGAGAATGGGGCTTCAGCATAGCCGGTAAGGCTGTGGTGTCCGGGTTCCGTGCTGACCTTCATGTGGCCCTTCCCAACACTCTCCAGCCTAATCCGTACTTCCCACTCATCGTGGGGCTCGACCCGGGGATCACCGGCTCCGCCATGATCATCGGACAGCAGGACTACGACGGCAGGGTTCGTGTGTTCGCCGAGCTGGTCCAGGAAGGCATGGGAGCTGAGCGCCTGGTCCAGGAGCGGCTCCAGCCGCTGCTGCGGAATCGGTTCCCGCAGGTGAGCCGGGTCATTATCGCTGCTGACCCCGCAGCTTCCTCCCGAACTCAGACCGATGAGCGCACGGTGGTGAAGATATTCAAGCAGTATTACGAGGTCGATGTAGAATCCAACAACCGGCTCCCGTTGCGCCTGGACGCCATAGATCACTACACTAACACCCTGGTCGAGGGTCGTCCGGCCTTGCAGATTGACCCCTCATGCCAGGTGCTCATACGCGCCCTGAAAGGGGGCTGGCGCTATTCCGCTGATCTGAAGCGGGAAACACTACGGGGTCATGACCCCGAGAAGAACGCTTATAGTCATCCCGGCGACGCCTTCGGTTATTTGTGCAGGTACTTCAGGAGAGACGGTCAGCGCGAGGCGCGCTACAACCTGCCCCGGGGTAGCCTGGCAGCGCGACGTCAGGGTGCCCCCTGGCAACGTCAACCGGAGCGCAACTCGTACCATGTACGCTGAACCAGGATCGCAACAACGGCAAAATCAGCGTCGGTACTTTGCAGTACATTCAGAGTGACCTAAGATGGCCTTTCCCACCTCAGAGCCTCCTCTCAATTCCGCAAAAGCGTACCCGGACCCTGAGCTTAAACCGCCTATGGTTACCATACCTACACCGATGCCTGCTAAGAACGAGCTTGATTCTACTGGCGATCCTCCAGTTAGAAAGATTTCTTCTGAAGCTCTTAGAACTTTAGGGCAACGATTTGCCACCATGTTTATGCAATACGCGAGTGATCGTCGAATTGTCGAGCTTAGATGGTTAGCTAACCAGCGTCAGTATCTGGGTTTATACGATCCGGAAGTTGAAAAGTCATTCAGTCCAAATAGGAGTAAGGCTTATCCCAAGATTACACGAACCAAGTGCATCAGCGTCCTGGCGCGAATCATGAACCTCATGTTCCAGGGTAACGAGCGCAATTGGGAAATTCATGCTGCGCCGTGGCCAGATATTACCTCCAAGGAAGTGACGGAAGCGCTCAAGCTGGCTCAGGAGAAGGACCAGCAAGCAGGCGTTTCCTCGCCAGACCCAACCGACGAGTTCACTTTCAACAACTACGTGATGGAAGCGCTGGACCGCTACGCGGATTTACGTGCGGACAAGCTCGCCACGCTCATTGACGATCAATTACAGGAATTGGGTGGGCATCAGGCGTTGGACTATGTCGCCCTTAACAGGGTCGTGATTCGTTCAGGAATCATGTATGGGCTCGGCGTCCTGCGTGGTCCGTTCGTGCGCAAATCAGAGACCGTGACGTGGAAGGTGTTGAAACCTCCCCCGCAGTTACCTACAGGTCAGCCTGGGCCGCCCGGTCCACCTATTCCCCCAACGAGAATACCTGGTCAGGGATTACCCCCAGCCCAAATGAACGGCGGGACGTCCCCGCAACTGAACGGTGCGCCACCAGCGGCGCAGCCGATGCCGATCGTCAGGCCGATCAAGCAGACAGTCTTCAAACCTTACTTCGAGTTCCTTCCGGTCTGGGATTTCTATCCTGATCTCAGCGCCAAAACCCTACAGGGCATGGACGGATATTTCGTGCGTCTTGTCATGAGCCGGACCCAGGTCAAGGAGCTAGGCGGCCGGCCTGATTTCTTCGCTAATGTCATCGATAATTATCTGACTCGTTATCCTGTGGGCAACTATCGCGCTCAGCCGTTCGAGATGGAGCTGCGGGCAATGGGCGTCAAGGTCAACGTCAACGAGATGAAATCGGAGACGATGAAGTACGAGATCATGGTGTGGCATGGCTCGGTGGACGGCAGGCTCCTGGAGGAAGTAGGCGTAGAGGTTCCTGTTGATAAGCTCTCTGATTTCATCGACGCAGAGATCTGGATGCTCGACGCCAACGTCATCGGCGCGCGGCTCAATCCTTGGGAAGAGCTTACCAAGGAGATGCCTTCCATACCGATCCCGCCCATGATTCATACTTTCTTGTTTGACGAGGACGACACTAGCCCCGTGGGGTTCGGTCTCCCCCAAGCTATCAGAGATAGCCAGATGATGGTTGCCGCCGCAGTGCGTATGCTCCTGGACAATGCAAGCGTCGTGTGCGGACCTAACCTAGAGCTTAATACCGATCTTTTGCGTCTGGACCAGGACCTCAGCGCTATCAGCGCGTATAAAGTCTGGTACCGTGAGGGCTCCGGTCCCGAGGCGCAATGGCCGGCAGTGCGCAATCTCTCCATCGATGCGCACCTGGATAGCCTGCTCAAGATCGTCGAGCTTGGTTTACGTTTCGCAGATAGCGAGACGTTCGTCGGCCCGGCGACAGGTGGCGACCAGGACCGGGTTCCGTCCGAGCCGATGCGTACCGCAGCAGGCGCGAGCATGCTCAGGGGTGAAGCGGCTCTTCCCTTCAAGGATATCATCCGGAGCTTCGATACGTTCACTCAGAGTGTCATCAACTCCATGGTGCTGTTCAACCGGGTGTTTAACCCGACACAGGCGCCCGATGGCGACTACGATGTGATCGCGCGCGGCGCTACCTCCTTAATGGCCAAGGAGCTTCGCGGCATGCAGGCTGATAGTCTCGTCCAGACGCTCAAGCCCGAACAGATGATCCACGTGGACGAGCGTAAGCTCACCGAAGCCCAGGTCAAGGCCAGGGACATGGACGACATCCTGGTGACCGAGGACGAGGCTGGTCGGCGTCAGCAGAGTCAGGCCCAGGCGAACCAGGAGCAACAGGATCAGCAGAGCAAGCTCATGGAGGCTAATCTTCGCAAGATTCTGTCCGACGCGTTCAAGAACATCGCTCAGGGTCAGAAGAACACCGCCAATGCCGATGCGGCATTGGTGGACACGGCGCTGGGCATCTTAGAGAAGGGCATGCAAGATGAGCTTACAGGAACTGCTGCCGCTGGCGCTCCCATCTCTACCGGGCCCGCACCAACCCTCCCAGGTGCGCCAGCAGGAGGTGGACTTGCT